CAATTTTTATTAAGTAAAGCTAGTAAAGCAATGGGTAAGGTAAAAGATGGAAAAACATTAGAAAAATTAGTAGATGAAAAATTAACAGACTCGGGTCAAAGTCGAAGAGATTTTAATATCATGGCAGTTACAAGTGGTTTAGGAATAGCACTTAAATCAATTGGACTCGGAGGTTTGTTTAAGGCAGCAACTAAAGTTAAACCTAGTGACGATGTAGTAATAACATTAAGAACATTTATTGATGATAGCGATGAAATGACGGAGTGGGGTCCAGTAGCCACTGGTAAATTTGGTGGTGTACTTGATATTGAAAGTTTATCAAAAGCGGCTCAAAAAACTATGGAGAAGCTGATGTTCCCAGGTACTAAAGGAACCCCGCGAGACAGGATAGGTTGGTCTAGATATAGATCAGGACATAATGAAGGTATTTTTAACGATATCCCCCTACACGAGGGATCATACATAGCAGATACTTTAAAAAAAGCAGGCCATAAAGTAAGACTGGAACATTTAGATGATATGGGTGGAATGGGCGGTGTTGATGATATATTAAACAAATTTAAAAATGATCCTATGTATAAAGGAACAAAAGAAGGAGCAGAACATTATAAAAAATTCAAAGAGAAAGTTAAAAAAATGACTGAGAGAGAAAAGTTTGAATATCATAACTCTATTACAAATGATTATCATCAACACTATAGTGAAGACGTAGAAGATTTGTTGGATGTTTTAATGCCAGTTAAAAAAGCTGAAGGCGGAAGAATTGGTCTTGGTGCAGGTGGACCCCCAATAAGTGGTGAAGAATTAAAACAAATGAAAAAAGAAGTTGGTGGTTCGGGTATCATGGACTTTTTAAAAATAACAGGTAGTGGTGGAATGGGTTCAAATGAAGATATTTATGATCAGGGACAACAAATACCAGGATTAGATCAAAAACAATATAATTATGGTTTTAACGTTGATGCTAACGTACCTTTTAATTTACCTGGAGGAGGTAGGTTAGAAATAGGGGGTGGCACTGGTTTTGGAAGAGGTAAAACAGAAACTACTTATAAAGGAGAACCAGTTCCAAGTATGAGTGGAGTGGGAGAATCAAAATTAGGTGATCAATGGAATATAAATGCTAAAATTACTTATCCTTTTGCAAACGGTGGTTTAACAAAAACTATCCCACCTTCAAAAGGACCGGTACCACAAGGGTTGCCTTCTGCCCTATATAATGGTATAATGCGGCCTAGGAGTTATTAATGGCAGAAATTGATAAGACTCTTCCAACTACAGATCTACCTCCAGTTATTGCACCCGATGTAGAGATTCCAGTAGCGGATGAGACCAAACTAATCGAAACAGAAGGTATTGAGGCAACAGAACTTCCTGATGGAGGAATGGACATTAATTTTGATCCGTCAACCAAGTTGCAAATTCCAGGAACCGAGGGCCATTTTGATAACTTAGCAGATCTTTTACCAGATGATATTTTGACTCCAATTGGATCTGATATGCAGGCCGACTATACAGATTATAAACAATCAAGAAAAGAATGGGAAGATACTTATACTAAAGGCTTAGACCTTTTAGGATTTCAATATAAAATAAGAACGGAGCCTTTCCAAGGAGCGTCCGGTGCTACTCACCCAGTTTTAGCTGAAGCAGTAACGCAGTTTCAGGCAATGGCTTATAAAGAATTATTACCGGCGGATGGACCGGTTAGAACCCAAGTGATGGGTTTATCCACTCCCCCTAAAGAACAACAATCTCAAAGAGTTAAAAATTTCATGAATTATCAAATTATGGATCAAATGAATGAGTATGAACCTGAATTTGATCAAATGTTATTTCATTTACCTCTATCGGGTTCTACATTTAAAAAAGTTTATTATGACGATTTACTAGGACGAGCTGTTTCAAAGTTCGTTCAAGCAGATGATTTAGTGGTTCCGTATGCAGCTACCTCATTAGATGATGCGGAAGCCATTATTCATGTACTAAAAATTCCAGAAAACGAATTAAGAAAACAACAAGTTTCCGGATTTTATCGAGATGTCGAATTAGGAAAACCTCCTATCATTCAAGATAAAGTTGAAGAAAAAGAAAAGGAACTCGCTGGTACTAAAAAAGTTGGCAGACAAGAAGATGTTTATACATTACTTGAATGTCATGTTAATTTAGACATAGAGGGTTTCGAAGATGTTGGTCCAGATGGAGAACCAACCGGAATAAAATTACCTTACGTCGTAACAGTCGAAGAAGGTAGTCGAATAGTTCTTTCTATCAGAAGGAATTATGCACCCAATGATCCAACCAAAAGAAAAATCCAATATTTTGTCCACTTTAAATTTCTGCCAGGACTCGGATTTTATGGCTTTGGACTCATTCACATGATTGGCGGATTGAGCAGAACGGCAACGGCTGCTCTCCGTCAATTATTAGATGCAGGAACATTATCTAATTTACCAGCAGGATTTAAGCAACGAGGCGTGCGTATTAGAGATGACGCACAACCCCTTCAACCAGGAGAGTGGAAAGATGTCGACGCTCCAGGTGGAAGTTTAAAGGATTCATTTTTTAACCTACCTTATAAAGAACCTTCTCCCACATTATTACAATTAATGGGAGTGGTTGTAGCGGCAGGTCAAAGATTTGCCTCGATTGCTGACATGCAGGTCGGGGAAGGCAACCAACAAGCAGCTGTTGGAACGACTGTGGCTCTTTTGGAACGTGGTTCAAGGGTAATGTCAGCAATCCATAAAAGACTTTATGTTGCATTAAAACAGGAATTTAAATTACTGGCAAAAGTATTTGCTACATATTTACCTCCTGAATATCCTTATGATGTAGTCGGTGCAGCAAGAACAGTTAAAGTTCAAGATTTTGATGAGAGAGTAGATATTTTACCGGTTGCAGATCCAAATATATTTTCAATGCAACAACGTGTAACATTAGCACAAACAGAATTACAATTAGCAATGTCTAATCCACAAATGCATGATTTATATTTATCTTATAGAAAAATGTATGAAGCAATTGGAATAAAAGATATTGATCAAATTTTACCACCACCTCCTCCTAAAATGCCTAAAGATCCTGCATTGGAAAATATTGATGCAATCTCTGGTAAGCCTTTTCAAGCTTATCCAGGTCAAGATCATAGAGCACATATTAGTGCACATTTACATTTTATGTCTATGAATATGGTTAGAAATAATCCACCTATTATGGCGGCAATGGAGAAAAATATTTTAGAGCATATTAGTATTATGGCTCAAGAACAAGTACAAGTGGAATTTCCACAAGAGTTTCAAATGTTAGCTCAAATGCAACAAATGGCTCCTTCCAATCCACAAATTGGACAACAAGTTCAACAACTTACTCAAAAGATTGAAGCTAGAAAAGCGGTTTTAATTGCTGAAATGATGAATGAGTTTATGGAAGAAGAAAAACGTATTACTTCTCAATTTGATCATGATCCATTATTAAAAATTAAATCTAGAGAAGTAGACTTAAAAGCTATGGATACTACAAGAAAAGACAAGGAAATGAAACAAAGAGGCGAAATAGATAGAGCTAAATTAGTTCAAAACAGAGATATTCAAGAAGATAAACTTGAACAAAACGAAGATTTAGCTATACTAAGAGCTGATACATCTATGGCTAAACAAGAAATGGGTGATGAAAATAGAAAAGAGATTGCTCGTATGAAGGCAAGAGATGTACGAACTTTAAAAGGACCAAGAAGCTAAGGAGGCAACAATGGCAAAAAAAGAACCTTTCTACAAAGGAATTAATCACAAACAATTCGTTAATAAGGATGGATATCCTAAAGGCGGTGTTGAGGTTAAAATTCCTGAAGGCATTCCAACAACTAATAAAGTTGGCGGTCAACGTAGAATGTTAAAAGAAAAAAAATCAGAAGTTAAGTGGTACTAGTATGTGGTTCAGTGCTATAAAATTAGCGCTCAACGCAGGTAGTCACATTTACAAAAAGCGTCAAGAGACAAAAATGGCTATGGCTGATGCGCAGCACATGCACGCAGCTAAGATGGCCCGAGGTGAGGAAGCTTACCAAGGGAAATTGTTAGAAGCTCGTCAAAATGATTATAAGGACGAGGTCGTTTTGGCGATTCTCACACTGCCCATTTTGGTGCTCGCCTGGGGGGTCTGGTCGGACGATCCGGCTGCTATGGAGAAAATAAAAATTTTCTTCGAGCATTTCGCGGCACTGCCGACATGGTTTACGTCACTTTGGATTCTTGTCTGCGGAAGTATTTTTGGTATAAAGGGCACTCAAATATTCAGGAACGGTAAAAAATAATGACATTAAAAGAAAAAATTAAGGTTATTAGAAGTGTTAAACCTAAACTAGGTTTAGAAGGTAAAAAGGCATATTTAAAGATGCTTAAAAATAAACGTTTCAACAAAAGAAAGAAGTAGACATTATCAACCAAATATAATATAAGGAGAAACTATGAGAAATGATTATGGCACAAGATGGACTCCACCTAGATTCAAAGGATCTTCTGCGTCTAAAGGTAAAAAGCAAGGAGCTAACGCTCGACTTGATGAATCTTTAGGAATGCGAAGAGGAAAAGAATCTACGAAGTCTCAAAGTTATAAATCTAGACGAGATGAATCTAGAGCCACACGAGGTAAGTAATGAGTTTTATAAAAAAATTAATAGCAAAGCTTTTTGCTAAAAAAAGCGACTGCGAATGTGAGTCGTTAAGAAAAGCATTAATTTGTGAAGAGTGTGGAAGGATACATTAATGCCTAATTATAACTCAACT